AAGGCTACTCATTGGGCATTTGTAATTGAAGGTAGTGTAATTATAGTTACTAAGGAGCACTTAATGAATGTAGTTATGGACTATGGTAGACCTATAGAAAACAAGCAACTACCTAATCAATCTAAGGGTCATCTCATTACCCCTGAACAATTAATAAACTATGCCAGGGTTAAGAATGAACAATTTGATAGGGCTGGAGAAGCGTATAAAAACTATACTGAACAGGAGTATCCAATCTGATTCAGAAAAGTTTAATCATCCTCCGACCCATTGTTATCCCCATTGTCGCTATCATGCTCATGTTCTATGGTTGGGTTCTCGTCTTGGGTATCATCAATCTTTTCCTCAGAGTCTTTATCTGACCAAGGCCTAAAACCACCAATCCTAGATATTAATTTCTTAATAGCACGATTGTGACGCATGCGAGCAGCATCTTCGCTACCTAAATTCATCTCAGTAGCGATGGTGTTGTAATCAAGAGACTCGGCGTATTTATAAAATAGTACAGTTCTATCCTCTTTACTAAGTTTATTATACGCCTTGTCTATTTCAATCATCATAACCATCATATTACCGCCCTCAGCAGGGGCTGGAGGCTTACCTGGGCCACTAAGATTTAGTTTCTGAGTGATACCTATATCTCCACGAATAACTGCTGGCAATAAAGCCTCAATCATTACAGCATCATAATAAAATACATCTGATGTTTCATAACCTGTAGACTTAGCCTTCCAGCGTTGACAATAATCCAATGCTTGATTACGAAGGCTGCGATATATTAAATTCTTAGCATCTTTCTTTCCTATTGCTTCCCATTCTTTTAATTTATTGGGATGTTCTACGAACCACTCATACAATGATTGCTTGATGTCATCAAGTTCAACCATATCATATTTTTTATGGTACTCTGCAGATACTGCTATGACAATATAGTCCCATTTCTCTATGCTATCCCAGTCCAATTTTACCACTTCCAAGTCTTTCCTTCTACAGTAAATGACCTATTAACAATAGGTACTAATTGGGGAACAACAGTTTTACCATCAACGTGCAGGATACCAAAGCCTTGTTGCCAGGTAAACAATCCAGCCTTGATGTACTTAGCACTATTATAGTTCATTAGATTTCCAAGTTCTAATCCCCAAATAGTTTTAGGTTTACCACCACGATATGTTTGAGTGTGATGAGTTAACCCCATGCGGTGAGTATGCCCACAGACTACAGACATACCGCTACGCTTGGCTAATCCGAGGGCTGTAGCACCAGCAGTAGGCTGGACATTACCCTCATCACCATGCATTAACAACCAGCCAGGGGCTAGTTCATAAGGGTCTTTGTGATACTTAATTTCTAACTCATCAAGACCTAAGAAGTTTTCTAGTTGTAATTCAGGTAGACCAAGTAATCCCGGTGCTCTCATAGCAACTGTATTAAATAATCTATCTGTATGATTACTGCGTATCATATGTTCGACAGTCAAGTCATATAGTACTTGTCTAGTTAAATCTCTGTCGCGTCCAATAGAACGTTCAAACTCTAACTCAGTACCCTTACTCCATTTACTGATAGTCTGCATATCCATTTCATCACCACAAGATACTACAGTATCAGGTTGATAAGCCTTAATAAATTTAGCCACAGCCTTGACGGCTTCTACGTCATGATATGGAACTTGAAGGTCTGATATACAGACTATAGTTTTCATTTCTTTTTGGCTCGTCTCTTATTCTCTAGCCCTACATTTTTCTTTTTAGATAAAACTCTTAGGTTAGATATCTTATCATTACCTTTGCGACCTTTGTTGTCTATGTGGTCTACCTCTTGATTACGCTTTAACTTTTTGCCAGTTGCCTTTTTATAATCGTGTCTTGCTTTATTTGTAGATGTAGTTTCAGTGGTTCCGTCTTTCTTCTTACGCTTAATAACGTAAATTGGACGACCACCATTTTGCTTACTTCCTTTGTATGGTCCAAATATTTTCACGCTTTCTCCTTGATTATTTTGATTAATTTTTCTAACGAATTGTTAATTTGCCACAGGCTAAATGCCATACCTTCTTGCCAAAATTCTATATTATGGTCGCTATTAAACGTTTCAAAATTGTCACGTTCTTTTTCAGCCTTTGTCATACCTTGTTGCCATATAGATTTACTTATAGTCATGTTATCCCTATCTCAATAGTGCCGCTATCAAAGCCAGCAGGCTTGTTAGTTGTAGTTGAAATGCAAATAATAACTCTATCATTTATCCCACTGTCCTCTCAGTACAAGCAATCCAATAATTGCATAGTTTGCCATGTCTTTGAAGGAATCCTCAAAAGACTCATGCTCTGGCGCCATATCTCTTATTGAATCGTATAGATTATTTATACGTGCTAACTTGTCGTGCATACGAACCCTTAATCCATTGATAGCACCACCTGGGGCGTCGGCAATATTTCTTGGTCCGTAATCCTTATGTTTAGATAACATTAAATCTAAGAGTTCTTGGAAGGTTTTACCAACCTCTAACTCAAAAGTAGTGTTTTTATTTTCTGTCATTATCTTCTCCTTCATCCTCGATTTCTGCTAAAAAGTGCTGTAATTCGCTGTCAAAATGACGCATTTCTTCCTTAATTACCACATCTTCTATGTATTTTTTCATCTTTTTAGGGCTAGATTCAGCGGCATATAAGGTTGCATAAACTGATTGGGTTATGAACTTTATGTCTTTAGGATTTTCTGCTGCAAAATATAAAGAACGAAGTAAGGAACCAACCATTAGTTGATATCCTCCAGGAAGAATAAGTTTAGGGTCAAATGGTAATCCATCTTCATCATCAATTAAGTGGTCAGTTGCATCAAATATATTATCAAAATGTTGACCACATATTTTGCATGGTGGAATATCTTTAGGATTCATTTAGTCCCATTCTTTCTCGAATATACTGGGAACCGTATTTGACATAGACTGAATTGACGTCTTCACCGTCCGGCATTTGCACGACTGTGACTGGCAACTCACGGGCGAGACTAGCAGCAAATTCTTTTCCTGGTTGGTCTCCATCTGCGAATACAAATATTCTCTCAAAGTCTGCGAGTAATCTGGTATAATGTTTCTTCCAAGAATTCGCACCAGGAATGCCGACGCAAGGAATGCCAACACAGGCAGACAAAGTAATAGTATCCAACTCACCTTCGCATATTCCAATCCAATCACCTGCTTTATCTATATCGAGTACGTTGTACATTTTAGTTTCAACACCTGTCATTCCCATGTACTTAGGTTCAACAGCAGGATTAAGAGAGCGAAAACGCAAATCGACAACACCAGTCTTGGTAATATACGGTATTGATAATCGTCCTTGGAATTGTTCGTGTCCAGTTTCAGGCTCCTCTACTACGCCGAATCGAGCCAGACGTGCTGCTTCCCTTGTTATTCCCCTGCTTGCTAGGTAATCTTCTGCCTGATAAATGTTTGCTGCGTACCTGGTTGCTGCTAGACTGAGTAATTCCTTCTGCGAATTGCTTTGCTTCACGTATATCCACTCCTTCCTTTCTTGCTATAATCTGTAAACTATTGCCTTGCATACCACACGCAAAACAATTAAATATATTTTCTCTAGTATTAAAACTTGATGACTTATGCGTATCGTCATGGAATGGACATCTAATATTTACTTGTCCACTAGTCCTGCTCATATCAGCACCGTAGTGCCGTAGAACATCCACTATGCTTGGCATATCATCTGTCAAATACATCGCCTAACCTTAATACTAAATAAGAGTCTGCTATTCCTTTTCCTCGCGCTTTGATAATAACCGCAGGTAGGATGGATGTCTCTTTAAGGCCTCTTGCCTCTGAATAATTTCTTGCTTCAACTTGAGCCTCTTTGGTCCAACCAGAAAGGTCAATGCGACCTGATTGACCCGGGGCTTTGGCTTCGATGATTCCGATGTGGCCGAGGAAGTCTTTACGGACGACAATATCTCCTTCATCTTTAGAACCTCTTCGTGCAAGTCTTTCACTATCAAATCCAATTCGTCTAAAATAATCTCGTAAGTCGGTTTCAAAGTTTGCTCCTCTAGCCTTATGGCTTTTTCTAGTTGTAATATTCATCTCCAAAACTCTGTGGTCACATTCTGTTGCTGGGTCATACCAAACATCACAGACAATGCAAATCATTATGAATTCTCTGGTATGTCTTCTACATACATATACTCAGGGTTAAACGCTAACCAAGTCATAAGCGTTCCGTTAGCATCCGCTCTACCGTAACGATTTTTGACTGCTGCCACGCCAAGCGATGTGCCCACCGTACCGAGTGTACATATGAGCGCAGGAAGTTGAGAGACCTTACCTTGGATTGCGCTTCTTGGCTGACAAGGATTCCCAGGAACTGCTTCAGAAGTGTGATGTAATACAACAATCGCAGCATTAGTGGCTCTGGCAAGATATTTTAACTCCTTCATCATCGCCCTCATTGAGGCGAACTCTTCACCACCATCTGTGGCTACATCCATTAAGTTATCTAAAACTATAAGTGTTGGTGCACAACCCCACAATTCTTCAAAGGCTTGTACTTCCTCATCAATATCTTGCAGGGTTGGCGATGATTCAAACGACCAAACTATATGGCTTCCTTTTTGGAGGATTGCTTTAGTCCATCCAACATCAGTATTAAGTTTCTGTTCAACATCTGTTTGATTCTTACCAGATATCATTGACGCTAGGCGCATAGCCATAGTATGTGCATTGGTATCAGCGGAGATGTAAAGAGTTGGAACATTTGTTTTTAATGCAAGTGCTAGAGCAAGTGTTGATTTACCTGCACCTGGAGCACCTGCAAACATAGAAACTTCTGAACGCCTAATTATAATCTTGGACGCTTCAAATGATTTAAAACAACTAGGTAGAGGTTCCCCACCGATAGAGGCTCTACCTACAGACCTGACAAGTGTACGCATCTATCCCCCTACCTATTTGTTAAAATGGAAATTCTTGGTCTGTTAATTTACTGGCTTGCATTGGTCCGCGCCCTGAGGCATCGGACATACCCACATTGCGTAAGGATTTCCCGTCTTGCTTGAGATTCCCGACTTGTACTTCCTCGCTCCGTGCTGACACGTTGGTGCTGATGTAGCGGATGGAGCCGATGCCTGGGGTGGTGTTGAGGATTGTGGAGGCTTTGTGCTTGTAGTGGTAGTCGGCGTCGATAAAGGGGCGGCATTACTCGCTCCCACCACCAACTTTCCTACGGCAGCAATTTGAGTTGAGTAATCCCCAATGCCCTCTAATAACACACTTAATTCATCAGCAGTGTTTGCTCTGATATTAATCATATCTCCATTAGGAGTTTTATATGATACTTGTAACTTCCATTCTTCTGCCATTTATCCTTCTTTCTTTGTAGAGAACTGACAATGAGCGGTTAATCCGCACATGTACTGACAAGAGTTTGTGTTGGGCAAAAATATTCCTGCCTTCCTAGCCTTGTCAAAACCTTTAATCAGGAACTCCATCTTATCATATGTATATCCTGAAAGGTCAACCATCTCTACAGTATTGCTACCTCGAGACATGTAGTAATTTCCCCAGTTCACTTCTATACTAAAAGTTTCTTCTAAACCAAGTTTATAAAAACCTAGTTGCAAAGTACTGGTGGGCGTGTTCTTTGATGTTTTGAGGTCAACAATTACTAGTTGCCCATTGACTTCAAAAACTCTGTCTATAACCATCTTAACTGGAACATCAGCAACTACTGGTATTAGTTCCAATTCTATTGCTGGACGACCATCAGGTGCTGTCCATATTTTCCAATTGGTATTCTGTTTACGCCAAGCAATGTATTGCTCAACCCACACTGGTCCTGATGTTTGCCAAAAACTTATATCTTCTTTGTTTGGATTAATCTTAGTTGCTTTACCACCTACACGAGCATTGGTTAAGTCAATACCTTCAGACTCTTTTGCCCAGGCCTTGTCCCATAAAGATTGGCTCATAGATTCTCCCTATCGTACATTTCTGTAGCAAGGTGAAATGCTGAACCACCAACAGACCATACAGATGGCTCTTCTTGTTTTTCTAATAATCTACCAAGATAGTATTGATATCCACAGGTCAAATAAGTGCTAAAAGCACTATAAGACATATGTTCTGGTAGTGTATATTCTTCGAGTTTTATTGTCATAGGATAATTATACCTTAGGTAAACGTTTAGTGTTGTATCGTTAAAATCATCGGTACAACAAAGACCCATTGGTATGTGTATAATTGATATTAATATAATATATAATAAGACCCCGAAGGGGTCTATAATA